GGCCCCGCAGGCCCTGTAACACCAGGCCCTGTCGCTCCTCCAGCACCCGTTGCGCCCCCAGGACCAGTAGGTCCCGCAGGCCCTGTAACACCAGGCCCTGTCGCTCCTCCAGCACCCGTTGCGCCACCAGGACCAGTAGGTCCCGCAGGCCCTGTAACACCAGGCCCTGTCGCTCCTCCAGCACCCGTTGCGCCACCAGGACCAGTAGGTCCCGCAGGCCCTGTAACACCAGGCCCTGTCGCTCCTCCAGCACCCGTTGCGCCCGCAGGGCCCGTAGTACCTGTCGCACCTGTATTTGAAGTAAATCCAGCCGGCCCCATAGGTCCTGTAGGACCAGCCGGCCCAGTTGCTCCAGTTGTGCCTGTGCCTGAGTTAGATCCATCTCTTCCAGTCGGCCCTGTAACACCCGTAGGGCCAATAGGACCATCAATGGGATTTAGATTCACATAATACACATCTTGGAGGAAATCAGGATCGCCATATACACTTGTTACAAGAACATATATTACCCCAGATACACTATTATAACTCAGTACACGAGCTTGAAAAAAGTGTAAAGTGTTTACACCTTGCTCGGAAGAAACAACGATAGAATTGGCCGGACCAAATGCCAGTCCAGTGCCTATCGGGATGCTTATTAGATCTCCTACAGCCGTAGAAGGAAACGTCCATTCCGTAGTGGTAGCAGAAGTAAATAAATCTCCTGAAAGACCCCTTGGACCAGTGGCCCCTGTTAAACCTCTATCACCGGTGGCGCCTGTAGCACCTGTGGCCCCTGTGGCCCCTGCGACACCTGTGTAACCCGTGTCTCCCTTTTTACCATCCAGCGGATTCAAATTCACATTATATAATCCTAAAGGAAAGAGAGGGTTTCCATTCACCTTACATACATCAATAATAATATTACCAGTGACCGAATTATATATTCTAACCCTCCCTTGAAAGTACTGTTCAGAATCCGTCTTTGAGACAACAATTACACTGTTCCCAGGAATAAATGCCAGGCCCTTGCCAATCAAAAGTGTTTCAAGTCCACCGCAACATACACCGCGAACCGATGAAGTCCATTCACCAACTGTACTGGAAAGATATCCAGGTCCCGGAGAACCTGTAGGACCAGTAGGACCTTGCATTTTATACTATTAATTAGTAGGTAAATTCTGTACACTCACGAACAACGAACCGGTTGATCCAAAAAAAGGAGTAATGTCATTCGAGTGTAAGGCATTCTGATAAAGATTAAAGTTCAAACTGCTCGGCATATAATGTACCAGATTGTATGTATTGGAGAAGGTTTGAATAATCCCCGTTGGAATACACAGCTTAATAGGAGTGTTGAAGAAGTTCGATTGATCCACGTATATAGGCGGGAACCCGTCAACACTTCTTTCTAACATTACGCGCGTGTTGGTAACGTTCAAAAAAGAAGTCACCGTTGTATTATACATATTACTATTGCCGTATTTCAAAAATGTGCTTATAGGCAACACCGTCGTGGCGGTAGCTCCCGTAGCCAACTTGGAAAATGCGATATTCGGATACACATCAATAGTGACCCTGGAGTTACTTGCAATATAATTACTGAAGCCAGAGAGATCAATAGAAGCTGTAGAAAATGTCATATCGTGCTGTAAGTCAGTAACCTTTGTAGCGTCAAAGGTATATCCCTGATTTCCCGAATATGTTACAGAACTCATTAAGAAACTGCTTATATAAATTATATTGCTTGTATTTGAAAAATTATTTATTCCACCAATGATAATGACATTGCCTGCGTCATCAATGCGCGTAGATGTTCTCAATACACTCAGGGCTTCCGTGGTACTCACAAGCGACGAACTACTCACATACGAGGAAGAACCAAGGCCTTCCACTGTAGATGCCAATAAAATTCCTGTTACACCCGCATTCTGAGTGTAAAATGTCTTCAAGTTATCTACAGTGCTTACTAAACTATCTGTGCTTACATAATTTACAGAGCCCAATCCCACAACAGTACTCGTCAAACCACTATAACTACTTATATAACCTGCCGAGCCAATACCCTGTATACTACTTATAAGATGGAATGTGCTGATATATCCTATAGAACCAAGGCCCTGTAGAGAGCTGGTGAGGCTTGTGCTACTTATATAGTCAGCAGAGCCGAGGCCTCTCACAGTACTTATTAAATTTGCAGTACTGATGTATCCAAGTGTACCTAGACCCGCAAAACTACTTATCGTACTGGCTTGTATGTATGCTGTAGTTGTACTAATATCGTATATGTTATAGTTACTATTTAATACAGATGCTATAGTACTTATACTGGCACCACTTACATTACCTTCTGCCGATACATTACTTATTATTCCATATACACCCGAAGTACTTACATATGATGCGCTACCCAGTCCAGCTACCGTGCTCAGCAAATTCAACTTGGAAATGGCACCTGGCAGAGTGTTCGCTATCGCAGTGGAGAGTGAGGAGACTGCCGTATACATGTCTGTCGACATGGATGATAGACCCTCAAAATACATTGTATTGCTGTATATGATTGTTGAATAGTACTGTATCGTTGATGGAAGATCATTCATAATGGGCCCACCTGATATAATCAATGTAGATATGCTATCTACCCATTTTGTGCCTCCGAGGCCATCTGTAACAAGCATTTGATTTGGGCTCAAATACTGCCCTGTCCTGGGATCCAAGGCATATATCGTGCGAAGGACTATGGTGTTTTGACTACCACCACTCATTCTTATTTCACCTAATATAAATTTCTATTGCGTGCTACGCTCTCAATAGCATTATCCTACACACAAACAGAATGACTCAGGGAGGAGGATTATTACAATTAGTGGCTCAAGGAAAACAAGATGTCTTCTTGACCGGAAATCCTCAAGTTACCTGGTTCAAGATGGTGTATCGCAGATATACTAATTTTTCCATGGAGCAACAGGTGATTCCCTTTGACAGTCAACCGGACTTTGGAAGAAGGACCACAGTATTGTTACCGAGGAAGGGAGACCTACTCGGCGCACTATGGCTAGAAATTGCTCTTCCGGCGATAAAGGACTCTGTTACAGGCCTTCCTCTATCATATCCGAATTCAGTGGGCCATTCTCTTATTCAAGAAGTGAGCATAGAAATAGGCGAACAAGAGATTGACAAACAGACCGGCGAATGGATGGAGCTTCTATCAAATTTGACCATCACGAGTGAGAAGCTGGATGGATGGAATACCATGATCGGAAAAACAGCCGGTGCGAATCAAGGAAATAAGCCTTCTTCGCAGGTGAATCAATTCGGACCCCTCTTCCTATACATTCCCCTGCGTTTCTGGTTTTGTAAGAATCCCGGGCTTTTCTTGCCATTGCTCGCTATCCAATATCATCCCATACGTATCAATATTACACTAAGGGCTCTCGACCAAATGTTCGTCGTAGATAATCCGACGGCCACACCTTGTGTTCAGAGCGCAAATTCTGCCTCTATAACGAGCATGACCTTATACGGCGACTATGTACATCTGGACACGGAGGAGCGCCGCCGTTTTGTGGCCAATGCGCACGAATATCTCATAGAACAAGTGCAGTACACTCCGAATATATCGATTGACGCCACTGCCACTACCGTACAAATCCCCATGGAGTTCAATCACCCCCTCAGGGAGCTGTACTGGGTTGTACAGAGATCGGCCGCTGCGGCGGCACACCAGTGGTTCAATTACACGAATGTGGCGATAGGGGAACCCAATATTGGATCTCCACATGCCTACCAGAATTTAATAAACACCGCTTTACTTCGCATAGAGGGCTATGACCGCTTTGACATACGCAACGCAGATTATTTCCGGCTTGTACAGCCTTTCCAGTACCATACGGCAATTCCGAAGAATGACTATATTTATAGCTATAGTTTCGCACTCAAACCCGAAGATGTACAGCCGAGCGGAAGTCTGAATGCCAGTCGTATTGATAACATAACCCTACAGTTACAGATGAATGCCACGGTGGTTCCGGCAAGAGGTTCCGCCACTGTCCGAATCTATGGGTTGAACCACAATGTTCTTCGTATCGTGGATGGTTTTGGAGGACTCCTCTTCCGTATATAAAACCCTGGTTCCGGCAATTGGGTTTATCCGCTGATATTAATAGAAGATTCATAACAGTAAGGGGAATGGAATTTCCTGCTGTCTCCCATACCAGATCAGAATTTTGGCAAGAAAAACATTATACCCGCAATGGGATGTGGTGGTTCACATTATTCTTTGGTTGGTTTGGTCTTCACCATCTTCTTCTAAAAAGCCCGCAAACTGCCGCAATGGTGTATTTCGGAAATAAACTTTTGTTAGGATATCCCTGGATATATGATTTAATCCAGCTTTCTTCCTGGGGATTAACGGATGAAGAGCTGAATTTATTCGGGATGGATAGTCCATTTGGAGCTCTCGGACTCGCAAAAGGTATGTGGATACCTTCCGATGGATTTCCAAGCACAAGTCCCTATAAAGATCGCATACATTCTGCCAAACCCTGGGCCTTTTTCTTTTACTGTTTATTATGTCCTATTGGAATTGTGGCGTCGTTGATTGTTGGAGATTATGGCAACGCGATGGCACGTTTCTTTAATATAATCCCACTGAGCTATTTATATATTGGATATATCCTGGAATTTGTATGTATCATATGCGATCTTTGTATTCTAATGTTCAAGCCCGTGGAGCTTATTTTCGGAATAAAACGTCCCTTCCTCTTCCGCAGTTCTTTCCTTGATTACATTCTTTACCCTGGACTTACGATGAATAAGGACGGTTATAGTCCGAATATTATGCCTGTGTATTTTAACGATAATCTCCGTAAACACGACAAGGAATACAAGCAGGCAGAAAGGTCTGCAAAGGATCAGGCAAGAATACAGGCACAGGAAGAGGAGAAACGGGAAGCTGAGAACGCAGGGGGGGGGCAAAAAGGCGGCGGAAGCCCTGCACAAGAAAAAACATCCCTGGATTATTTGGCCGTTACGACGATGGCCGCGATTATTGGCGGCGGATTACTTCTCTCAGCGGGTAGAAGCGCAAATGGACTCTTCCCCGACAAGAATGATCCCCCTCCAAAGCCAAGAGATGTTTGAAACCCTTTATAACACAAAATCGCCCCTGACCTCTCCGGCCTTAGTATACTTCACAGCACCCTGGTGTGGTGCCTGTAAACGCATCAAATGGGACTTTCTCCTGGAAGAGTTCCCGAATCTCACCATTTATAAATGTGACATTGACGAAAACAAATATACCCCTGGCTATTGCCAGGTCAGAAGCATTCCGAGTTTCGCCATGATACATCCTGGAAGGAAACTCACTGGCCCCATACAGTCAAGCGATACGGCAAAGGTGGCCGCCTGGATAAACACAACGTTACTACAAAGTAAAAAGGAATAATCCATCAATACATAAGATGCCCTCGGATTCCGATTATCAGATTCTCATTGTTGGTGCCGGCATAGCCGGCCTCCACTGCGCCATGCGACTCAGTGAAGGCTGTACCAAGAAAATCGCGGTGACGGAAGCCTACGACTACGTGGGCGGGCGTTGCTTTACTTTTCGCAAAGCTTCCCCACATGTACAATGGGAATCTGGAGCGGGAAGAATACATGCCTCCCACAAAATGATAACCCACTATGTAAACAAATACAAACTTACCAAAATACCTCTTTCGGCCGAAGAAGGCTGGATTTCTTCCGACGAGAAAAAAATCCAACAAAACCAATGGGCAGATATATCCGATTTTATTATCAGCATCCTTTCACACCTTCCTCCGAGCACTCTAGGCAGATATACAGTGGAAGAACTCCTTTACAAAGTATACGGCGAAGCTGAAACAAAAACCCTTTTACACCATTTTCCCTATCGTTCAGAAATGAATACGATGCGTGCGGATCTTGCGCTCAATTCCCTAAAAGGCGAGATGGGTGCTGAAGGGGGGTTCTATATTGTAAAAGAGGGGTTGGATACACTCATGAAACGGATGCGCGCTACCCTAGAATATCGTGGTGTAAAGTTCTTATTTAACCATCGCCTCTCATCCATAGAAAAACACACAACCCCAATCGCATGTAAATTCGCAAACACCACCTTGGCAGCCGACAAGGTCATTCTCGCTCTGCACAGTGACGCCCTCAAACAAATCAACCCCTTCCAGAACCTCCCCGCACTCAAGTACCTGAAGATGCAGCCTCTCCTGCGAACATACTCGGTCTATCCGACCCCCGCCTGGTTTGATGGATTCCCTAAGATTGTGACAGATTCTCCCCTCCGTTTTATTATTCCTATCCGAGCCGATAAAGGCATAATCATGTCCTCTTACACAGATGCGGAAAACACTCGGCCTTGGGCAAAAATTCTGAAGAAAGAGGGCGAAGCTTCCTTGGAGAGAGAAATACGCAAGGAGACGCGCGCACTATTTCCTGAGTTGGATATACCCCGACCAATATTCTTCAAGGCACATCTATGGAAGCACGGATGTACTTATTGGACTCCTGGATTATATAATCCTACATATCTGAGTGAAAAGATAATGCGACCTCTTCCTTCTTGCTGGCAGAATGTCTATGTTTGCGGGGAAAGTTATAGCGAGAGACAGGCGTGGATGGAAGGAGCACTAGAGCACTCCGAGAAACTTCTGCGCAAATTTTTCTGATAGACACTAGTAATGACGGATCATATACAGCTTTCTGCTTTTCATGCCTTGGTTGTCGCACCATTCTTCTTATACGTAGCCTTTGTGCGCGGCCAACTCATGCCGTGGGTATTCACGGTTCTTCAGATACTTGGCTTAGTTGTTCTTCTTTATCACGCCTATCGCATTATCACACGGTGGAAGAGCCATGGACTGACGGTATGGGTGAATATGTTACATGTTCTCGCAGTGGCCCCCCTTTTACTCTATATTGGCTGTATGGGCTATGATACTCCTCGATGGGCATTTGAGGTACTTGCCATGCTGGGTTTCGCTGCCCTCGGCTATCACATCTATCAAATCGTCTTAGCCGTACAAAAAATGCACAAGGATGTTCCGGAGCAACAGGCTACCTAAGAAAGCCCAAGGCCAACACTGTGTGTAGGATTGTTGCGAACCTCTTCCGGCATGCAGTTGACTAGATGATACACGAAGCTCGGCTTGCTTGTGAAGACCATGCCACAGCAAGTACACGATATCTGTTTGTTCTCTGTCTTTCCGAGGAAGTCTGTAATATACTTGGAAAGATGACGAATTGTGTAATGACTACGAAGCCCTCCCTTTGTGAGGCTTTCATAGTCACATCCTGGACAAGGGCAGGCAATCTTTTTCACACAGGTATCCGACTTCTCGGGATGCTTGGCGGTAATGTGATTGTCCAGTGCCTGCTTCGTTGCCGTTTCGTAACAGCAGTCCTTACACTTATGTTTGAGCGCTCCGTCGTGATTCGCCTTGTAATGCATGTGCATGGTCGGTTGCTTCGCAGTTACAAAGACACAGTGAGGGCAGACATACTCGCCGTCGGAGTTTTTCTCATATATGTACACCATTGGGGGACCTACATAGTCGCGCCAGGCCACTTTCAATTTTTAGAAATGGCTCTTTGTCTAATCCTTCGTGTCCGTGTGCGAACCTTGCGCCCATTTACCCGCGTATTTCTTGCATAACCGCGTCCGTTCTTCAGATACATCTCCTTCTTCTCTCCACGAAGCTTGCCGTTTACAAAACTCATCTGGGATGATACAGACTGAAATACAGAGACCATCTTCTAATAACCCCCTAGAAAAATTGAACCACTGCCAAGTACCGGTAAGCATGTCCTCGCAATGCTCGCCAATAATCGTATCGCGGGTACTCTGGAGCTGACGTCCAAGGTCCGCTACGGCCTCACAAGCCGTGGCGTGCCCCTCTTCCGCTTCGTCCCCTACGACAAACGATTTGGGCCAATGGCCGTTGGCTGTTCTCAACGCAATCTCTTTTACAATATCCATGCGATTGTGGAACCTTCCATAAGCCCACAGCGTCAAGGAGAACTCCCCAAGGCCAATATCGTACAGAATCTTGGAGAACCCACAGATGAATCCGAGCTCAAGCTTCTTCTGACCACGTATGCCTACGACAGTCACAAGGATCTTCATCCAGCGAAGAAACATATACCTCTCGCAGAGCAAGAAGACACCAGACAAAGGCAGGCGCTTCACGGCACCACCTTTCACATAGATCCTCCAGGGTGTAAGGATGTGGATGATTCGTTCACACTAATAAAAATATCCGACACAAAGTGGACAATCGCGATTAATATTGCCGATGTCTCCTCCAGGGTGTTAGAGGGGTCTGCCATTGATCTGGAGGCGCGATGCCGAGCCACGAGCTTCTATACACCTGGCGGTGATGCGATTCGGCCGATGTTTGCCAGGGAGTTTTCCGAGGATACGTTCTCCCTCTTGCCCGGAAAACCCAAGCCGACCTTGAGTTTGTGCTTTGATGTGGAGGAGGGCGAGTGGCTACCCGCAAATATTCGCTGGCTAAGCACCCTGACCCAAACAACCCTCTCTTACACATATGACGAAGCTGACAAGGCTCTGGGAACTAGCCCAGAGCTCAATGCTCTCCAGAAGGTGACTAGGGCACCTGACTCCCACGTGATTGTGGAGCGCCTGATGATCTTGTATAATCAAGAAGCCGGCAAGATGCTTTCTTCGGCCGGCACAGGAATTCTGCGCCGGCAAAAGCGTGGCTCGGGAGTCCGTGTCCAAATCCCCGGTGTGCCTGAATTCCTGTTCTATGAATCTGCTGAGTACTGTCTGCCGACGGCCGATTCGGTTGCGCACGAAGCCCTCGGTCTTGACGCGTATGCGTATGCTTCGTCGCCCATTCGCCGATACGCTGATATCGTGAACCAGCGCGCCATCAAGGCTGCGCTCTTGGGCAAAGAGCCTTCGCCACAAGCGCAAGCCCTGGTGGATGAGATGAATCGGCGCCAGAAGCAGGCAAAGGCCTTTCAGCGCGACCTCTTCTTCATGACGACCCTGTCAAAGGAATCTGCCGCGGAAGCAGCAACGGTCCAAGGCACGGTTATCTCCGTGAACTCCGAAAAGCGCAAAGCCAAGGTCTGGGTCCCTGCGTGGAAGACTGCTATACAAGTGAAAAATATTTCGGCCGATATCCAGCCAAGCGCCCCTGTGAGTATCCAGTGGTATGAGAATCGCCAAGAGGCGCGGTGGAAGGACAAGATCGTCTTCAAATTATTATCACCCTAACGGCAGAAGGCAGAAGGCAGATGCCGACACTAGATAATAAAAATGTATTCGCCATCGGCTTTTTGGTAGTGTTATGGTGGGTCGGGTTATGGGGTATTATAGAATTGGCCGTACAGAACTTTAGCAAGGGTTCTTCCACCAAGGCATTTTTTGCCTACGCGGCAATGCTCTTGTTTGTCATCATGATAATATATTTGAACCCCACAGTCTTAGAGCACTTCATCTAAATCCGCAAATACAGGCTCTCGGCCACGACCATGTCGCGCAAGACAACCATCTGAGCGCCCTCTAGTAAGCCAAGCCATCCGATATCGGCGCGCAAGGTAGCCATCGCCCGGAATTCCTCCACCAAGCCCATGAGTTTCATCAGGGCGCGCTGGAGATTCCCCTCAAAGAGCCCAAACTCCGCAGCCACCACAGGAAGCAAGGCCTCACCGCCCACCCAGGTAGCCACCGGCTCAACCCATTCGGTGGTGAGGGTCCAGAATGCCAGATCATCAGGAAGCCCATGTGCTTTCTCGCGCTCGTACCCAAGGAGCGCATCATGGGCGATGTGCGTAAGCTCAGCCCGAACAGACCCTTTTACACTCAGCTCCGGAATCGGCACGGCCTCTTCACTCGGTGAATCACCTAAGAAGATGGCGAGAATAGTCAATAGTTCGGTCAGAGACCATGCTGCGGCGTTCCCTTCCAAGCGTAGAAATAACTCCGTTGTCAGAAATGGATGTCCCTCATTCACCTCTGACGCCAATAAACCGCGTGGAGTTACCTGAAAGGCCGAATCTACGTATTCGTATTCCGAAAGAATCCTCTGACGAAGAAGGATCAGAGGAACATCTTGCTCGCGCAGTAGTTTCTCAACCCCTTCCTGTAAAGAGGTCCATGTCCGCTCGCTTTCTTGTACAATTTTATATCTCTCAAAGATCGGATTCCACTTACTTTCCTTATGCTCCGAATGCCACATGGCAAGTTCCCGCTGGGCGACCTTCTTCTTTGTGTTATGAAGCGATGCCACGCGAAGCTCCAGCTCCTCCTTCTTCTGACACTCGGCCAGCTCCTCAGGCGTCAGGAGAGACTGCGCCCTTTCCAAAGAAGCCATGGCATCAGAGACTTCTGTCCTACTTCTTTGGATTTCTTGTGCGAGCAGTGCCCACCAATAAGTACTCTCTATCAAATGCCGTATGTCCTTTGCCCTCAGTACAAAGTCATAGTGGAAATTCATCCGAGAACCAAACGATGCAGCCCGCCCCATCAGAATCTGGCGCACTTCATACAACTCGGCAGGATCTCTCTGGGGCAGATAAATCACCAAGCCCCGTTCATCTTTCCCCCGACGCCCTGCCCTCCCCGCCATTTGTGTATATTCGGCGGAGCGTAAGGGGCGTAAGGCTCCCTCCGTAAATTTTTCCAGAGCCGTAAACACCACAGTCTTCGTGGGCATATTGATGCCGACGGCGAAGGTTTCCGTGGCCATGAGCACCTTAATATAACCCTTGCTGAACAAGACCTCTAGAATCTCCTTGAGGAAGGGCAAGAGACCGCTGTGGTGAAAGGCAATGCCTCGCATGGCCAGGGTCCGCAGAGTGTGGTACTGGGGTGACTTCTCCAGACTGTCCTTGTAGCGCGACAAGTGAAAGTCCCAGATATTCGCCACCGCTGCTGCGTCCGACGAGTCCAGGAAATTGCCCGTGATTTTGTCGGCGAGTTTCTCGCACCCGGCGCGGGAAAAGACGAAGAAGATGGCTGGGAGACAGCCGTGCGTGTCCAAGTACTCCAGGCACTCATTCAGCTGATGCTCAAACGACTTGGGCCTCGTCTTCCCGGCCACCGGACCCGTCTTCCCGGCCACCGGACCCGTTTTCCCACCCCCCAGGCCTTCAAACCCTCCCTTTTTCACCTGATACACCTTCTCCTTGAACTTGTCGTGGGCGAGTAATGCCGCCCCCTTCCCGGCAAACCATTCGCGATATACCGTGTCATGAAAGTGCTCCTTGGAGTCGTATATTACCAGAGGCTTTCCCCCAGCCAGAATACAGTGCTCCAAGGGCACGGCGCGCCAGAGAGTACTGATGAGCCAGACACGCACCTTCTTCAGCTCTCCGAGCCACTCGGCAAATCCGTAGGGCGAGCTCAGCGTGGCTGACAGCAGGATGAGTTTTACGGTGGCCGGTAAGAGCATGAGGGTCTCCTCCCAAACATGGCCACGATCCGGGTCATTGATGTAATGTACCTCGTCAAAGACAACCGAGTCCAGCCCGTCCAGCGTCATCAGTGCGCCGACCCCGATCTTTTCCGTGGCCGTACCCCGCTTGAACAAGAGGTTGCGCAGAATCTCCGTCGTCATGACAATTATCTGCGCATCAGGGCGGAACTTGATATCTCCGGTCATAATTCCCACAGAGGCCTCGGGAAACAGCTTCTTCAGGTCATGGAATTTCTGGTTCGTCAGAGACTTGATGGGCGTTGTGTAAAAGATGCGTCCGCCCCTGGCTAGCGACTTGGCGATCTGGTACTCGCCTACGAAGGTCTTGCCACTGCCGGTCTTCGCAGTGACAAGCACGTTCTCACCGGCCTCAATGGCCTCAATGGCGAATTTCTGGAATCGGTCAGGCTCGTAGCCGGTCACGAGCGCAGGTTGGGGCGGAGGCGAAGGCACTGCCTCCGTATCCGTGACAACACGAACAAACGCCGATGACATTTCTTGGGTGGACCTTCCTTGATTGACCCTGGCCCGGCTTCAATTTTATACTACGGTAACAACACAAGTGGCGGTGAGTGACCCGCTATTCGTGCGCACTGTGATGGTGGCCGTGCCCACCGCTACACCGCGCACAACACCCGCAGTAGTTACAGTAGCCACGCGAGTATTTGAGCTAGACCATTTTACACCTACATTGGACGCAAAGGGTGGCGTAATCGTTGTCACTAACCGGCTCGTTGCTCCACGATTCAGTGTGAGAGTTGTCGGACTTACCGTAACGCCTGTGACAGGGGTGACAACGGATACAGTGAGCGTGGCGAACTTGCCCCCATCCACAGTAGTCACACGAATTGTGGATGTTCCATTTCGTACAGCGGTAATAAGGCCGTCGGCATTTACAGTAGCCACGCTGGAAGAAGAACTTGACCAAGTAACATCTTGATTACTCGCCGTGCCAGGATTTATCGTCGCTACTGCCTGGTATGTTTGGCCAATCGCTAACGTTGCGTTGCGCGCATTCAGGGTCACACTCTGTACTCTTGTTGTTACGACCACACTGCTCGTTCCTGATACTCCATATCCACTGGCATTCGCCGTAATCGTGGCTGTTCCATTGCCAGTCCCTGTTACACCCACTCTTATAGTCGTTGTATTGCCTGTGAAAGCACTTACAACTCCTCTTGACGGTACTGTGGCGATAGATGTGTTAGAGGAGGACCATGTGATTGCTGAAGCAGTTAGGCCAGGGCGTGTAATCGTGGCAGATATATTTACAACTGCTCCCGAAGATACGGTCGTGCTTTGGGGATTCATGGTTATCAGAGGAGGCGAGTTTACTAGGATTGAGCTAGTAGCTGTTCTAGAGCCATTCTGCGTTGTCACAGTGACTGTGGCGGGTCCAGGAGAAACAGCCGTTACTAGACCGGTCTGACTCACAGATACAGACGCAGAATTGGAAGACCATGTAAGAAGCTTATTCGTGGCACCAGCAGGAGACACGGTGGCTGTTAGTTGCTGTGTTCCACCAACTTCTAAAGTTCTTGATGTAGGTGTCACGGAAACCCCTGTAACAGATACAAAGGCTCCTGAATATACGCTAACGGCACAGGTGGCCGTGAAAGAACCATCCGTGGTTGTCACGACGATATTTGTTGTTCCCGCTGCAACAGCTGTAACCAGGCCACTTGAACTGACCGTGGCTTTGGCCGGTACTGACGATGACCAAGTAAGCGCGGTATTTGTGGCATTCGTGGGTGACAGAGTTGCCGTGAGTTGGAGAGTAGAGCCTGTGGCTAAGAAAGCTGTGCTCTGATTTAGACCAACCCCTGTTACAGCTACAGAAGTTACTACGGTTACAGCGCATGTGGACGTCTTGCCACCATCGGTAGTAGTCACGGTAATGGTGGCAGAGCCCGTGGCCACTCCTGTGATAACCCCGCTCGCATTGACGGTAGCCTTACCAGTATCAGAAGATGACCATGTTACAGATTTATCGGTAGCAATTGTCGGTAGCACGGTGGCCACCAATTGCGTAGTAGCCCCTACGCCCACGGTGACTGTTGTTTTATTTAAAATTACACTGGTCACGGCCACAGTTCCTGTGATTGTGAGGGCGCAGGTGGCGGTATAGTTGCCATCTACAGTCGTGGCCGTTATCGTGGCAGAGCCTGCAGAAACGGCTGTAACAAGGCCTGAAGAATCCACAGTGGCACGAGAAGTGTTGGAAGAAGACCATGTCACATCATCGTTAGTGGCTCCAGCGGGAGCCACTATGGCCGTGAGCTGTAGGGTATCTCCCGCCAATAAAGAGGCGCTACTCTGATTGAGTGTGACACCTGTCACGGCCACGGCCATAATATGCGGCCCAAGATTTGCCCCATTTATACTTCCTAGCCCTGTAGTTTTGTCATAACCAACGCCGGCAAACATGCCTCCGTTATTTCCCACGGTCACATCGTGAAAGCAATTGAAGGGCGCAGAGTATAAACGCGGATTTACAAAGGTTCGGCAGTTTATCGCTGCGAGGAAAGCTGCAGCGAGGGGGGCGGCCACGCTGGTACCGCCATATACAAATAACGAACCGCCCACTCTGAATACGACACCAGTGTTCGGATCAGCCACTCCGGCAATATCAGGTATACAGCGAAAGCTACCGGCTACAGCGCTCTGATATGCCGGCTTGGCGAAGACTTCGCTTGTTCCGCCACCTCCAGAAGTCCACGCGGTCTCCACGGTGGCTACATCGTATATGTTGTTCTGGCACACTAGGCGCGTCCCTCCCACAGCCGTGGCATTTGGACTGGATGAAGGAAAGTCTACGTAGTAGCCCGGAGTAGGACCATTGTTATTGGCACCAAAGTCCCCTGTGGCAGTACAAATGGATATTCCTGCTCCTGTTATGGTAGACATCATCGAATTAATAGAAGCCCTTAGAGTGTTGGAATAATATACTTCTGCCAAGCCCCAGGAACATGATATGATGTTTGGGGTGTAGCTTATACCACCTACCACTACCGGCGTATTATACATGTACGTGAATAGACTTAGCATTCCACCCAATGTATTGGGACAAATGTATAATATAATCGTCAGGTTCTGACTAGGACAAGCTCCTCCAATCGTCTCCACATCCAAGGTATTTTCCGCAGTCCCACTATCTGCGCCAGGAGTGTTTGTGGCGTTGTCAATCGTTCTTATAATTACACGGGGATGTCTATTTGTCGGTATTCCTAGGTAAGTCCAATAGGCTTGTACATCTCCGTTTGTCAATACACCATCGGCGCTAACAGTTCCAAATAGGCCTCCGCCAAATGACATGACTCCCATGACTATATTCACAGAAGTATCAGGAGCGGGGAATCCGTATATTTGCGCAACCTCGGACGCCGTGAAAAAACTGTATCCTGGAATTCTAGGCTGTAGAGTTTCATATGGAGAAACACTCGCTTTTAGACAATGTGGGTGTAGCTTATGAAAAACCAGCTCGGCTTTTACTTCTGGGCCGAGCCCTTTGAACCACGCTTCCACGGCGGCGGCATCCGTGGAATAAATGTCTATGTTTCCATCTGCGCATGAACACATGCTCAGGCCGGCGGCAGCAGAAGATGCCTGCGCATCGGCCACAGATAATCCAGATGATATAATGACCGATGCCATCTCTTATACTACAGGCTCGGGTTTTATCTCCAGATAGGCATAACTAATAAAGCCGACGCCCCTAGGAATCACCACACCATTCTTCATATGTGGCAAGAAGTTGATATCTATGCTGAAATCGCCTTCCTGATTGCTCTGTCCATATCCGCGCCCCTCGTTGTGCGCACTGATATACGCATCAAAGCGGTAGTTCTCGGCCTTGTTCCCCTCCTTACAACTGCGAATGGTTTTGAGTGCGTACTTGCCACCCAGATCCGCCGTAAATGCCCAGGGGCCAAGGGCCCAAAGGGCCAAAGGAACATTCCATATACATGCGCCTAGTGGTACCGGTATATGACACAAATGGTATTGGTAATTCTCTGAAAAGTTTTATAAGTGGGCTGAGTATAAGTGATGATACAAAAATTCTTGATAATCCGAGGTCAGCACTTGGCAACTTCCGCTCTGTGTTAGAGGAGTTGTTTATCTTTGACAATAATACAGGTAGTGGTGAGCCGATCTTTTTTGACACGTGGAGGTTTTTAGTACTGACGGACGAAGAATTGGATCAACCGAATCTTCCTAATGACCAGAGCCATGAGACGGGGATTCACCCTTTTACACAGAAAGCCTTGCCTATTTTTTCAGAGATGAGTAAAATAGATTTATATTATGATAGGAGTCTAATACATGATCGGGTATACAATAGAATTATGCGCGCAATTGATAAGATTCAATGGCGGACCACAGTCCTAGATGAAGTAGAGCGAGTACATTCTACGTTTGTGTACCCTGTGTGTGGAGTATCTGTGAGGACGTGGAAGGCCGCGCATGAAAAAAATATCAGTAGACCATACGATCCACGCGTTTATAAAGATGCTATCCAGAAAGTGATGGCCACAGATTGTCCGCAGACCTTCTTCGTATCCTATGATAACGAAGAGGCCGCTAAAGACTATGGCGATTGTTTTCAGGGCCCGAGGACCATCACATATCCCAGGAGGCCAGAAATAAATGAGACGCAACACGCTGTCGTTAAGATGTTATTATTGTCAAAATGTAATATATTTATTTGTAATCGCCAGAGCACCTATTCGGAGTTGGCCTTCTGGTTCAGCAGGTGTACACAAAAAGTTATTGCTCTTTATTAACTCGTGTAATAGACATTCTTGAGGCCGTATTCGCGCATACATTTATCCAGGAATATCATACATGCGGGACATGGCGTAGAGCGTACGAACTCTATATTCTCCGTGCGAGAGAAGCGCATTATGTACATGTCGGCTCCTCTTAGCCGGTGGACGTCACCCAGCACCTTCACCACATTCTTCTCGGCGTGGATGCTGCTGCGGGAGTAGCCAGAGCCACGACTACGTGAGCCATAGTTATTCGTCGCTTCGGCGATAATCTGGCCTCGCTTCACTATGACGGCGCGATGTAAGGACGCGCGGTGTTTCATCCGCATGGTCATCGTGCGGGGGTCTTCCAGGAATTTCTCAAATATCCAGGACTGTGCGCGATGCAGCTCGGTGCCGTCTAAGGGAGCTGGCAGAGGGCTTTCATCGGTGGAAGACATGTCTAGGCGCGCGAAAGGAGACTTATAATTCCAGCACCCGGCCAGCTTCAAATTTACTAAAATAAAAGTTAATCCTCAACCAACCCCTTTTACACAGTCCCCAAATGTTCTGCTCGTGTCTTCCTAAGAAGGATAAAACCCTATATACAGGAGCAGGTTGTCTCTTTACCAATGGTGTTCATACGCTGGCTGGCTATCAACCGCGCAAATACGAGTCAACTATAAGCGGATTCGGCGGAAAGAAAGAACCCGAAGAAACCGATTCCTTTCAGACCGCCGTGCGCGAAACTTTGGAGGAGCTCTTCGGTCTTCATAAAGATATTATAAAGGCTATACAATTACCTCTAAAACCGAAAAGAATCATTCAAAATGGTTCTTATCACGTTTATGTATTTACATTTGCCGACTTGGAGCAGATTCTATATACTCTTCATGAGGCTGGTGTGAGCTCACCGTATTATCTGTATTTGCCGAATACTATTCCCGACCTCATCTTTCATCGCCGTGTAGACTCGGATGCCGAGATTAGAAGCCTCTGTCTCTTGCCTGCCGAGTCTGCAATCATCAGTAAAGAATTCCTAGAAGATATGAACAAGATTCTAGTATAATCTGCTACAGAATAGCACATCATTTCCTTGAAGTACAGGAGTCTCTATGGTGGCCACGTGGATTTCCTTGACAAGTTGGTATTTTCTCATATCCTCCTTTAACACATGTTGCGCCATAATCCCGTGCTCATTGTATTCGTAACGGAGAGCAGACCCTCTAACATAGTCAAAATACAGTTCGGGGTAGTCAATCATATAATAGGGTGTAAAAGAGGTTGATGTGGCACTCGTTACTTTCACAGGCACAAAGGTGCGACGTCCGTACTTTTCTAGAGAAAGGCTGAGAGGATTTGGTGATTTGTGTAGAGTCATTCTGGTGAGATATAGAACTTCACAGGGATTCATGAAAAATGGCGTGAATATCCTCATACTGTATGGTATATGCGCCTGTCGTTTAGACATTTTCTGGCTGTTGCCCCTGCAGAGGCCGCCTAATATAATAAGCATGCGAGAAGAATAATACGCAGACTAAGACAATCGTAAGGCAGAAAAGCGCGAGTTCTACAATTTCCCCTGGACCCTTTACCAAATATATAACGCCCGTGCCAATGGCGCATCCCGCCATACAGATAAAATAACCTAGGAAACATGGGTGAACACGCTTACAATGTATTAGCCTGTCAAAGCCCTTTCCGATATTGTAGAAAGGGTTAGGCATGGGGGAGACCCTAGGTATCTGGCATATCGGCCTTCATTTTTTATAGTCGT